GCCAAAGAGACCAGTAGCAGCTTGTCCAAGAGGAGCAGCAGCAGCTTGTGCTTCTTCTGCAGTAGTAAGAGCGCCGCCAGTTAGACCAAAGATTCTATCTTGGATAGCTTTTAACTCTGGAGATATATCGTAGCCTGCAGAAGTAACTCTTGGTAATCCAGTGTATGGATCTACTTATTCAGTAAACCGAGAAGTACCAAACCTAGTAGTCATTCCTACTGGTCTAAACGCAGCAGAGTAACCTGCTTTCTTAGCAGCTTCTGCTTGTTGGGCAGCAGCTTCGTTAGCAGCAGCCCTAGTAGCTTTAGCTCCAGTAAACGGTTCTAATATTGATCCTACAATCTTACCCATTATAAACTCCTGTAATAAATCTGATAGCTATTTCCATCGTTTCCAATGACATCTTCGCCGTATGTAAAACCAATTGACTGTCCAAACTTACCAAGCTTGGCATTGTCTACTAATCCGTACAAAGGAAGGCTAAGTAGTGACTGCAGTATATTTAATTCTCGTATAAAATTTTTCTTAATCTCTGGTGTCCATCTATATACATCTGTATGAAGGAACACTAAGTTATTAAACCACTCTATGTAAATAACAAAGTCATCTCTAAGTACTACTGGTGTCTTCATCAGGTCTTCATAATGTAGCAAAGAGCATAGTACGGAGGTAGGTTAGCATCAGTAGCTGAAGAGCCTGTAGACGCCGTGGTTCCTGAAGCAGAGACAGTATGTGAGTGAGAACCCTTCTCGTCTGTACCTCTAGTAGTTGTTAAGTTTGTTGAAGTAGTAAAGGCACTATTAAGGCTAGTATCTATTGCCACAGCTTCACGAGGACCAGAAGATGCACCGCCTTTAGGATAGTCGTGGAAGTGTAGACCATCTGTGTTTGTAGTTCCTGATACAGATACAGTGTGCGTATGAGCTACAGTAATAGCATTAGCAGAACCACCAGTAGCAGCTACGGCATAACTATTACCAGCTCCCACAATAAACTTATTACGAAGGTCTGGAGTAGAGTTAGATCCATTACACAGAACCCAGCCAGTAGGAATAGTAGCAATAGAGCCAGACCAAAGGATAATACCACCACTTGGAAACGCAGTAGTTATAGCAGTTGTAACAAAGGCTGTAGTAGCTATCTGAGTAGTGTTAGTACCCGCATTAGCCGTAGGAGCTGAAGGGCTTCCTGTAAATGTAGGACCAGCCGTATCTGCCTTAGAAGCAATAGCAGAGGCAATAGCGGTTAACTCTACGTCAACCTCAGTACCTTTAACAATCTTACCTGAGTTTCCGCTAGGAAGAGCATCCTTAGCCGTGAAGTTTGTAGCCTTAATATAGTTACTCATACTGTTTTTCCTTGTTTAATATATATGTCAATCCGCTGAATGGACAAAGGATTACCATTGATCTCAGCCTCTAAACCTACCTGCATAATTGGTCCCTTACCGCCCACATGGGACTTAAACTTGTCCAGTACAATACCGTCAGAGTACTCAGCAATATTGTACTCACCTATATTATACTCGTAAGCAACCGCCGTGTCAAGTCTTTTCGTAACAGCAGAGTAATTTTCGTTATAATCGAAGCCCCACTTGATGGCTATCTCTTGATTAGAACCACCAATGAGAACCATTCCTATTTGCTTTAGGATCTTTTCCTTGGTAGGACTATCAAAGTCAAAGTAGTTAGTAAAGTATTTAAACCGATAGGTGGTTGCATTGTCCAAATGCCCAAAGTACTTACCTACATAGCCAGCCTTACCTATTAGTAAGTCCTTAGCCGCAGTGACACAGAACGATTTAGGCTCTATGTGGGTCCAGATAGTAGCCCTAGCTGACCCGTCTTGCAGTGGTGCTCTCATGTCAAAACAGTACACCCACTTAGTGGTAGGTAGGGACAACAAGTAGAAGGCATCCCTGTCATAATAGATAGACTTGATCTGGATGGCTGTCTCAGAGTTAACATTATCAATCAGGTCATCTCGTACATTCTTGGAGATATCCCGCATAGGCAAGGACTTCTCTTGGATAACCCGCTGAAGGCTACGAACTCCAGAGTCAGACAAGAAGATAATATCTGTACCAGTATTCTGAACAGAGTCTCTAGCGATACAGCCCACATTAGGAATATAGTCTGCTAAGGTTAGCTCAGTTACATCGATTGGGTTAGCATAAACAGCAATGTTATTACGACCAAAGATAATTAGGAATCCGTTGTGCGCTGCAATAGCAACTACCTTGTCCGAGTTAGGGAAGACAGCATTTAAGGACAGAGAGCCAGAGTCTCCACCTTGAAAGTCTGATCCATCTAGTAAGCGAGTAAAGTAGACTGTCTGAGGATCTCCAGCAATGTCTGCCACCCAGATACGTCCATAAGCCGCTAGAGAGCAGTTAGGAGCGAAGTCACCAACAGAATACCCCAAGGGCATGGTCCCTACATCACCGAGCCTCTGGAAGCCAAATGAGCCTGTGTGAGAGTGTGGGTTAGCAGTGGTTGTTACTGTGCTGGTCAGCGTATTAGATACTGAATAACCAGCTCCACCAGTGGTAATAGTTACAGTAGCGATGCCTGTACCAGATCGTGTAGCCACAGTCACAGTAGCAGCAGTAGTTCCACCAGACAAGGTTAGGATATCTCCTACATTGTATCCTGATCCAGCAGCAGTAATAGTCAAACCAGTGATAGCACCGCTAGAGACAGTAGAAACTGTAAACGTAGCTCCAGTTCCCGGAGTAGCCATACGATGGTACATCAGCATAGGATGACCAGACTGAACCAAGTATGCATGAGGTTCTGCAGCAGACCCCTCGCCGTAAGGCAGAGCAGCTCCCTGCCAGTTGTTACCAGTGATTGTGTAGGTTAGGTCTGCACTGTTAGCTTGGTTTCGTACAGCCTTGGTAGTCATCGTTGTAGTGCCAGTAAACAACTTATTGTTACCAGCACTAAGGAACTGACTAGACCCATTATCTGTTAACTCAAACATAAACTCTACTGGGTTAGCAGCGCCTAAGTCTGTGTTGACTGCTGTGTTTACAGGTGTCCAACCTCTACGAGCACCAATCCTACCATACCTGTCGATAATGCAGTTGTAAGCCTCTAGGGCAAAGCCACTAGACAGAGAGATACTGGATTCTTGTAGGTTTAGCCCAAAGAACCACGGCGCTGCTATCGAAGCTGCTTGTTGTTGTTGTGCCATTAGGCTGCATTCCAGTTAAGTTCGTCAGGATAACGATTACCTTCTGTCGAGATATGGTCTGCCAGAGAAGTCTGGTATAGTGCATAAGCTTCTGAGCTAGACATACCACCATCTTCTCCACGCTCTGCAAGAGCCTTAGCATAGGCTAAGAAGATAACAGGCTCAGCAGGAACTAAGATCTCATCTGCGTTAAACTGTAGCGGGTCTTGTGGTTGGATGATGTTAAACCGAATAACATATACACCATTTGGAATTGGATACAAATCTACTTGGGTATCTCCAGCAGGATCAACACCATTAAAGTTATAGTACAGAGGAGGGCCTACCTGAGTAGATTGATTTAAGAATAAATCATCCATCTCAGTGCTGGACTTATAGGTTAAGAACCAGTCACTGGTGTCATTAATAATGCTTAGTACCCTAAACCGTGTGCCAGAGCCTACTAATACACCGTTAAACAGGTTAGCAACAGTGTTCATGGTAAGCGTGTTGGTCAGAGCATTCCAGTTATAAGCATCTTCTACCTGTCTCTGAGCGTCTTGGATATACTTACCAATAAGCTTTGAGTAAGCAGTGTCAGTAACTGATGTAACCTCTGGCTCACGCAATCGGATCAGTACATCGTTGACAAGTTGTAAGTAAGTTTTCCTAGCCATTTAGCAATCCCATTTCCTTAGTGCTAGTGCTTTGCGAGTAGGTCTTCCCTTCTCGTCCTTCATAGGTCCCGGTACACCACTCATACGAGCACAGAAAGACTTCCTACGCCCTGCCTTCTTAGGAGACTTTGCAGCCTCTTTAGCAGACACTGGAGGCTTCAGGTTAGCGCCTTCCTTGTTCTTGAAGTATGCTCTGCCTTTGGCGTTTAAGC